TCAAACGCATACTCTATGCCGAAAACTAAAGTTACTTGGGGTGAATGCCTTAAGTTCACTTCCAAAACACGACCGGGTTGGCAAGGAGCCGGAAGATATTCCGCCCTTCTATATGCAGGTAAGTTCACTGATCTTCACACCCATCAATTCGATGTCACGAAGATTTCTCATAGATTAATTCTTGAGGATTGCGGTGAGCTAAAGGCAGATGGTGGTAATGGTAAACCAATGAGACATGCATCTTTAAATAGATACGTCTCAGCAGTGTCAGCCGTACTAAACCATAGCCAACAAAATGGGCTTATTCCTAGTGAATATGTAATCCCAAGGTTCCAGAAGTTCAACATCAACAAGGATGCACAGGAGCGCTATGCCTACACAGCAGAGGAGCTTCAAGCTATGTATCTACATGCGTTGAATGACTTAAGTAACCTAGCTTTAGCTGAGATAGTTTTGTTCGCTGCCTTAACAGGTATAAGACAAGACAAGATCCTCACTCTGAGACCAGAGCGCGTGGACCTCAAGCAAAAGCTCATCACTGTTACTAAGCCAAAGAACCAAAACGTTGCTGCCCAGACATGCGGCATACACGATTCTTTAGTTCCCATGCTTGTACGAAGGTGCAAC